GCAAAAATACAATATTGCTACGAGTGTGATGATTTTGCATATGAAGGCGATATAAAATGAATATGTCTAAAACAGATATGGAATTAGTAATAGAACGGTTAGTTACTCGGGTAAATGAATTAGAAGCGCGTGTATCCCGGGTAGAATGGGGCCCCCGTGATGACACAGCATATAAACCAATAATAAACGCATGGGGTTCGAGGTAGTAAAGAATGGATAGACTAGATAACACGTATAGAGCATCTAGAACGATTATGGTTAACGAGAAAAGCGACGAGAAAGATAAAGAGATACACGAACTACGCACCCGAGTCGAACAACTCGAAAGGATATTATTCGCGAAACGGCACGGGTGGGTATACACGCCGGAGATGCTGTTTAAATGAGGGATGCGGTGTTTACAGGCGCAGGATACTGTCGCGTCTGCGGTTGTAATCAACCTATAGACTTGGTAACGCTAAGGTGCGATATATGTCATACGAAACAAATACTAGACCCGCAAACATAGAGATATGCAACCAGTGTTTACGTAAGATATACACACGGAACGACGGAAACACGCGGAAAGATGAATACTACTGCGGCAACCGCGATGATAAACACTACTACGTACATGCCGCGTGCTTTAAGGAGTGGATGAGTCGAGAGGGTAAAAAGATATGATTACGGACTTTAAATATCGTAATAGGCTTCCAGCTATAAAATATTTTTATGGACGTATACACCAGTATCGCCATATACGGTCGTTAATAAAGCGGGGGGTAATAGATGAGTTTACACTTAAGAGGCTTAAGCCGGGGTAAGAAATGACTACAACAAGTAAAACACTAACACTAGCAGATACAACACTCCAACTAATACAAGAAGTAAGGAAGCGCAAACCCTGGTTCGCTGACGAAACCGACGACGGTATTATATTCCATATACTCACGGAGTGGCTGAATAAGGACGGCGAACAGTCGTTGAATGAGTGGATACGTGAGATGTTTTAGTTTGATTCAGACGGACCAGATAATACACGGTAACACGCTCTCCGTGTTGAACACGTTACCCAGCGAGTCAATAGACTGCGTTATAACCAGTCCGCCATATTGGGGTTTGCGCGATTACGGCATAGAAGGACAGTTAGGTTTAGAACCTACCTTTGTAGAATATATTCAACATATGCAGGAAATATTCAACGAATTGTATCGAGTGCTTAAAAAGACGGGAACGTGTTGGGTTAATATTGGGGATACTTATTCTAACGCTAATAACGACACAGCGCCAACTAAATCACTATGCAACATACCCTTCCGCTTCGCTATCTCGATGACTGACCACGGCTGGATACAACGCAACACAATTATCTGGCATAAGCCGTCTTGTATGCCTAGCAGCGCCAAAGATAGGTTTACTGTGGACTTCGAGTATGTTTTCCTGTTTAGTAAAAATAAGAAATATTATTTTGAGCAACAGTTTGAGGCTTACGCCGATATTACATTAACCGAAACAAAGTATAACGGGCAAGCCACTAAGGATTATGAAAGCGCGATGGCGCAGAATCCAAGCGATACTAAGCGGCGTGTTATTAATTCTATCGATACAAACCGAGGACGCAACAAACGCACCGTATGGCGCATAAACCCGCAACCCTTCCGTGAAGCGCACTTCGCAGTATTCCCCGAAAAGTTAGTGGAGCCTATGGTTAAGGCGGGGTGTCCTGGTGCGATATGTGAGAGTTGCGGGGAGGCTTACGAACACAATTATAATTTTAAATATCCAGAATATACAGAAGATTGCAGCAATCATAAATACGGAAAGGGCGACGACGATAAAATAAAGCGTGGCAATAGTCTACTTCAACATACAGAATCAACGCACCATAATTTTACGAGGGATATAAACTCGGAAGTTAAAAAGTGCGACTGCGACGCACCCACACACGCCGGTATTGTATTAGACCCGTTCGTCGGTAGCGGCACGACAGCGCTCGTAGCTAGAAAGTTACAAAGGCACTACATAGGAATAGACTTAAACGCAGATTATGTGACTATGGCAAATAAACGATTAAGTGAGGTATTGTAATGGATAAATGGGACAACCCGAAAGAACCTATAGATATACTTCTAAACATAGACGACGAAGAACTAGAACCGAACACCCATAACGTAAGAATAGGCGCGCTTATATTCTTTATATGGAGCGTGGTTATGATGATGTTGGGTATTGGTATAGGGCGCTATTTGATAAATTGATGCGATAAAAAAAGGAGGATAAAAACAATATGGCAAATAAACTAACGAAACTAACGATAAGAGTAATACAACCACCTATCTCTATATTCGAGATAGGCAGCGGTAAGGCGATCGAGCGCACATACGCATACGAGTCAGCGTTTGCAAATTCGGAGCACTACTTCTTTATAGTTCCCGATGGACGGTATAAGGTTCTCCAGGGTGAACTTGTATGCTGCTATGATGTAAAGGGCGGTAAGGTTAAGGACGTAACTGAGGACGCGGACGATATTAAGGTAGCTGAATCCCGCGCCGGTGAGAAAGGGGTAACGCTTAAAGATGTATTAGCCGAACAGGCTAAACCTAAACCCAAAGATAAGAAGGATAAGAATAGCGTCACAGGAATTATGCACGTGGGTGAGGATTCTAAGAAGTAACAAAGTAACATGAAAGAAATATGGTATGAACGTAACCCCCTTGGAGTATACTACAAATATTTTTATAAACACGAATGTTATATTATCGCCGACTTATGCGACGAGATGGTTGACGATGAAGTAGACTTAACCGGTTGGGAAAAAGAGGTTAGGCTGTCGTTTATGTGATAAATAAAAACTAAGAAAAGTAACATATTTACTTTTAGAGCCTGTATATATAACACGACTGTGACCTGGTGGGTATTCTTTTAGTTTATGAGACTTGGTATTATGAGAAAGAATGGCACAACAGATAACTACTAAAACTAATAAACGCACTCTACGCTCCCGCATTAAAAGCGCGCTTGACATATTGCGCGATCAGGCATTATCGAATCAGGATACCTGGCCGTATAACAACGTAACGATTATCGAGGGGCAACCCCTCCAAGTATCTAAGCGGTTTAAGGACTACGCCAACGAAGGATACGCGGGTAACGTGTGGGCGTATCGTTCCGCGCGTAAGATAGTGGATACCGCTAGTGATATAGACTGGTTAGTTAAACGCAACGTGGCTGGCCCGGAAGGCGGAGAACAGGAGGATGTAGAAAATACACCCCTGAACGATAGATGGACGCACCCTAACCCTTCGAGTCAGAATCAAACGCAGCATGACTTTATAGAGAATATACTACTCGATCTGCTTATAGGCGAAGGGCACGCGTTTATACATCGCGCCGCACCGCTAAACGAACTTACTATTCTACGCCCCGATTTAGTCGAGATAGTTCCAGGGCCACGTAGAACAGTTAAAGAATATATCTATACTTACGACGAAGCGCATAATAAGAAAGAGCCGTATCCACCCGAAGAAGTACTCCACATAAACCTTATACACCCTGCTAACGAGTTCGGGGGCGTATCGCCTGCGCACGCGGCAGCACGTTCTATCGACCTTAATAACCACGCGCGGTTATGGAATGACGCGAAGATACAGAATACTACGGGATTGAGCCACGTATTCCTTACGGGCGACGTGCCGTTTACCGAAAACCAAATGGCGCAGGTTAAAGAGACGATAGACGATCAGTATAGAGGACCCTCCAACGCTGGTAAAATGGCGGTCGTAGAAGCTAACTCAATAGCGCCGTTAAGTAATACACCTAAAGATATGGACTGGATGGGTGTAATGGAGTTAAGCGCTATCGAGATCACCGTCGCGTTCGGGGTTCCCTACGTGCTACTACACCCCGAAGGCGCGACGTACGAGAACCTGGATCACGCCAAGCGCCAACTCTTCACGGAAACGGTATTTCCATTATTGGATAAACTGAAGGATTCGTTTAATAAATGGTTATGTCCTTTATACGGTGCGGACCTCGAGTTAACGTTTGATAAAGAGAACGTAAGCGCGTTACAAGAGGACGTAGAGAGTAAGGCGGCGTGGGTTATGCAGTTAGCGACTAACCGGCTCATATTAGTTAACGAGGCGCGTGAGATGTTAGGATTAGAGACACGCGATGACTGTGATTTGTGGTTGGAACCATCGCAGTTATTGGCTACTGATGTAAACGCGCCATTACAGGGCGAAGTAGACCCGGGCGCGCCGGCGGTAATACCACCCCTAGATATAGCGCCACCGGAACCTACTCAGGTATTACAAATGGTAGGCGAGTTACGTAAGAAGATGACTAAACGATGACGTGTTTAATTGCGCCGTATAGTTACTGGTTTAAACCACAGGTGATACACGTAACGGATTCGATGTTGAAGGACATATTACCTAAAGATGAATATGATGCGCTGTTTAAGGGTATTGCCTTAGATACCGCGGCGTATCAGGATTTAGAAGCTAAGTTAGACCGGCTTAAGCGACATAGGATTAAATAATTTGTATAATCTACGCAATCCTAGGCAGCGCGCACGTTACCTACGCGCCACTACCCGCCGTCGAGATAGTAACTTCGGGGCAGCGGAGCGTATTATACGCGCGGTATTCGCTAAAGAGCGTAAGGCGATGATATCAGCGTTACCCCGCGTAGGTAAAGTAGATAAAGGCGAATGGACTAAAGCGTTTAGAAGGGTGTGGTTACTGAGTGGCGAGAACGCTTGGCGTTATAGCGAGGAAACGTGGGGTGGGGCGCAAGCTACTGCTCGTGGGCGACAGCATAAACCTACTAAAGCGATTCGCGTGTTTGGGTTACAATATAAGCAGATACCTGAGTGGATGCGGTTTGTAGCTAGATACATAGATACAAACGGTGCCGAGCAAATAAAAGGTATAGACGAAACTACCAAGGTGGCAGTAAAGGCGGCCCTTAAAGAAGGTATAGCTAATGAGGAGTCGATACCTGATTTGGCCGCGAGAATATCAGATTTGTACGATGGGTTCGAAGGTTATCGTTCTACATTAATAGCCCGTAGCGAAACTGTCTCTGCGTTTAATACTGCATCGAGAGAACAGGCGCGAGGGGCGGGGTCGACGCTTGATCTGATGTGGATAAGTTCCCAGGATGATCGCGTTCGCCCTGAGCATGAGGAAATGGACGGTGTGACTGTTGCGTATGACCAGGAGTTTGACTGCTCAGACGGGACTACGATGCCTGGTGAGGCAGTTAACTGTCGTTGCACGATAGGGTATGCCGTCCCCGATGAAAAATAATTTTGAATCGCTACTCGTCCGATCACTACGCCATTATTTTGATACTTCTTATATTCGCGCATATGTAGAGCGCCGCCCGCAAACGCGCTATAAAAAACAATTCGTAGATATCGTTATAGACTCGCCAACGCTGGGGTATCTAGCTATCGAGTGTAAATCAGTAAAAGGCGCATACTTAAATTTTAAAAGTAACTTCCACACCGAGCAGGGCCTTAACCATACGCACCAGGTCGAGACTATCTCTTGGTATCTGGCTAAGACGGGTCGCGTTGGGTATCTTGCGGTAGAGTCTAGGGCACCTAAAGGTAACAAGTTTTACATGATGCCGTGGGCGGACGTCGCCACGCGCTTTAATTCCGGTTTTAAAGGGTATAAACTGGATGAGCTTAGGAGTTATCCACGGGCTGTAAAGGATAAAAGAACTAAGCTTTACGATGTATCTTCACTTTTTAACTAAATAACAAAGTTTATTAATTAATACACCATTGGTATCTACGCAGGTTAGCTACCTGCCGGGCGCCGGGTGCAAGCGTGCGGGATAAGCAGTAGAACGCTCATAATCGTGGCTTAATTGGCCGATAAGCTAGAAAAGGGCTAGTAAACTGCGTAAGTCCGCAACCGCCGTTAGTCACGCGATACTTACTCTTTTTTATTCCACGCCGATAACTCATAATTACCTATCTTTTCTATCTGTGGCAGAGTAACGCGGGTAATACACCAGGGGCACAGCACTACGTCGTTAACTCGTCGGTGTGTTATAATAGGTTTATTACAAGCGGTGCAACGTGCGAACGTGCTTAATACTCAAATCGCTATATTTTTATATGTTGTTATCGTGTATGTGTGTGGGGTGTATAAAATGACTAACTCTAAAATGATAAATTGGTTACATAATAAGGTATTCAACACATTACTCTTACTACTCCCCCGCCCATCGGGAAGCACGCATACTATATGGCAAACCAGCGCGGAGGCCGCACAGTACTGGATAAATAAACAAGCAGCTATAGACGAAGGGCGGGCATTAGTCGTTGGGTGTAGGTGTACAGAATCGGAAAGGTAACCATACCAACTATTTTTTTTCTATTTTTAAAAAGTATATAGATTAGTGTAAATCTCCGTATATAAGCGTAACATATATACTTTTAGCCGTGCATATACAACCGTTGACTATTTACACGCAGATAGAAGCATCTATTTTTTTATTACATTACAGGTGGCGATATTTTTGAGTTTGGAGTTACAATTTAAAGACAGTAGTATCGCCGTAGAACCGCCAGACGGAAAGGGATTCTTAGAAGGGTACGCCAGCGTTTACGGTGTAGTAGATCGCCAAAACGAACGCACGATGCCCGGCGCCTTCGAGAGTGCGCTAAAGAGTCCGCGTAGGTTGAAACTATTATGGCAGCATAAATTTGAGCAGCCGATAGGTAAAATTACGAAGTTGTGGGAAGATGAACGCGGTTTACGGTTTAGAGCGAAACTAAATTTAAAGACGGACTGGGGGCGTAACGCATACGAGGCGTTACTAGCCGACGATGTAAACGCTAACAGTA